GCATTCTTAATTGTTTGAGTGTCCGCAGAAGAAGATGTAAGTGTCCAGTTTGCCGCTGTGACTTGTTGCCGTGCGTATGAACCAAAGGTTGCTTCCGTTAAAGAACCCGCCTCTGCATCTGATACTGCTGTCGCCAAACCAACGTAAATACTGTTGCCTGGGGTTGCGAATGAACTGGAGTTGTTCTTAAACAAGAAGTCAAGAATCTTGTTCTCCAGATAGGTGGTTGCTGCATTACTTGTTGCCATTTGTTACTCCTAAGTCCTTGGCCTATCAGGTAAACCCCTACGATACGCATCTGAGTTTTCTCTAGCTTCTGCTAAATCTTTCAGACGTTGTATTTCCTGTGCAAACCTTTGTTCGTACAGTTGCATCATATCTTGCTCACCTTTCATGTAAGTATACGCTTCTACAAGTGCGCCGTAAAGAAGAGCGTTAGGGGCGTTCTCGCTCAACCATGATGTTCCTGAGTCTGCTCCAGCGGTAATGCTAGTGGGTCTGTAGTAATAATGTAATTCAACCGTATAGTTATTGTCTGGTGTTGGGCTTACAATAAAGTTGTCTATATCAAATACACTATAATATTTTGGAACACTGTTTGCGCCTTTGTCTAAATTGTATTGTTGAACAAAGTTGACGTCTTTAAATAATAAGAAATCTTGACTGCCAGAAGTGGTGATTTGCAAAGAAAATGAAGCAAGATAATCAGTTGGACAGCTTAAAAAGGGGTCGCCACTTGATAACGTAGACGTGGCATTTTTACGAAACAACTCAAGGTCAACAAGCGTAAAGATGCGATCCTCTGCACCACGAACAAACACAGGCAAATTTGTCACAAAGGATGTCTCTGTGTTTTCTGCAAAGTCCTGTATGGCTTGCTTTAATTCTCCATATGTAAACGACATACTATTTGCTCACTATACTATTGTTATGTTTCCAACCATGCTGCTGTGATTAGTACATTGATACACTAATGAAGTATCGCTTGGCTCATGTGGTACGATAAATTGTGTTACTCCAGTAACGCTATTAAAGTTTTCTGTGACTCCTGTTGTAAACGCGGATCCACCAGAACTGGTTCTTATTTGTAAAGGATGGGCGCCAACGTAACTGGAATTGTCAATTATATATGTATGACCCTTGTAGAACGTAAAGTTAGGGTTGTTACCTGCGGTAGCTCCTGGGCCAGAAAATGTATAGGCGGAACCAGTTGCAGCGGTTGTTGTGTATGTGGTTGTTGGACCGCTAACTTCATCGTTTAAACGTATCCAGTTTCCGCCATGAGCAAAATACATGCCGCCAGTTGCGTGAACATGAGCAATCGCCCCATGATAGGTTGATGCACTAGGCAAATCAGTCAAAGCGGCGTAGTAAAATACAATTTTGTTTGCACCAGAACTAACGTCAATAACGCCATTTGTGTCAATGATATCTGTTAGCGTAGTGCCATTACCTAACGCATTATAGATTTCGTCAAAGTTATCGTTTACCTTGTCCGCCCCAGCACGGAGAGTATCACCAGTGCCGTCATTTGCGGCGGAGCCAATTCCTACTGTTTGTTTAGCCATTTAACCCTCGTCAAAAGTCTTAGTTGTGGAATCGAGTGTAACACTTGTTGAGTCAAAGGTCGATGCTGTTGTTGAAGCGCTTGCGCCCTCTTCAACAGTTACATTCCCACCGCCACCTCTTACATTACCTAATGATGCAACCTCTCCAGAGATAGTAAATGTGTATGTATTTGTGTCAATAACGGTAATTATATAGCCTGTAGAAAGCTCAATGGTTGATTTTGAAAAACCATCAAAGCCGTTTGCTTTTTTAAATATTACAGATTCTCCCGTGCTTCTACCGTGAGAAACCTCTGTAACTGTAATAATACTGGATCCAGAAACTCCACTTTTAAAACAATTAAGATTTAATAGACGAACAATTGCTGGTTCTGTTCGGTCTGGCCTTGGGTCTCTTAATGCCTCTGCGTCTGTTGACCTTCTTTTTGGCTCTAACTGTGGATGTTTAGATTCGTATTCATCTTTTCCGACAAGAGAGCCGTTCCACTCTTTACGCATGTCTTTTAAACGGTATCTAAACCCAGAACGGTCAGATATTCCATAGGCGTAATTTCCTACAGCGAACTTAGCCATTAACCAACCCTATAGTTCTGTAAACTCGGTGATATATTGAACGAAGCCCTATCTCTATCTTCAGACAAAGCTCTGGCGAACTCCTCTTCGTAAAACTGCTTTAACATTGAAACTTTGTCGGGAGCTTTTTTTATAGCTAAATAATATGCTAATCCAGCCGCTAAACAGGGATAAAATCTAAAAGGAACAAAAACGGTGTTCGTTGTTTTATCGGCGTCATCTAATCTCGTTAAGACGTCAAAGACAAGGGTATCTGTGCTGTTATTTGGCGTGGGCCAGACGTTTATTTCTGGTGTTATTTGTCTGTCTATAAAGAATTGACTAGGGCGAGCTTGTGTATTTTTGTTAGGAATACTTAAATATGCGTCTCGGCTAATTCTGCTAATATTTATATCAGATTGAGATGTTCCTGAGCCTTGGCGAACAACCATAGAAAGAACATCTATAACGTCTGTTCCCATAGCGTATGCAGATGTGCCTTGAGTTACAACCTGAGTTCTTTGTTCAATTGTCCATTGATTTAAACCTCTATTTGACCATTCAGCAAACATAAGGTTCATTGAGCGCTTGGCTGTTTTAAGGTCATAACCATTTCTAACCTCTAAACCACAACGCTCAAAAGCCTCTTCAATGTAGTCAGATACATCTAATTCAAAGTTGGTTGAGCCTGATACAGCCATCACTATTCCTCATTGTAAAGATTATCAAATATTCTATTCACATCTAGTGTATAGTCTAAATCACTTTTTGAATAGTGTATATGCTGAGAGGGTTTAAAGTGTGGCGCTCCCTCGCCCGTTTCAAACCAAGCAGGATGTGTAACTCTTACACGATTATTAGGAAGGGCAACGATGTTTCCTGTCCATTCACCAGCATCAAGCAGTTGTAAAACATGACTTTGTTTATGTTGCGCTGGGTCATCTGCTATTTCAGATTCAGAGTAATCTACTGTAAAAAGATACTTTGCAGGAAAAAACTCGCTATCTATTTTAGCCAACCAAGGGCAGGGCGTAGCTCGGTCTATCACATAAACAGCGTGATTATGCGATGAACAATCCCAAGGTTGAGCGTCATATGTGTTCATGGGTTCGGGCCATTCCTCTAAAGGTATATCAGCAACTAGAGCGGTTATGGGCATTCTAGCCCACATTGCACCTCCATGTACCGTATCTTCCTCTTCACCTTCTGCTTCGCTTCCAGTAAACATAACTTGGAAACTCAGACATCTGTTAGGCATGGACGTTACACCAACGACCATTGCGTGCAAAAACTCACCATGATATGCCTCATGGTTATGAGTATACTCGCGCCGCACCCATGCCTTAAAGTAGGGAACATTGCTGTATAAATATGGCATTATGCTTTAGATACTTTGTATCCTAAATTCTTAGCAGCAGCACGAAGTTGTGCAACGGTCATTTTTTTGCCGCCAGTAGCACCGCCTTTTTTCATCATCCGTACTTTCTTGCCACCAGCAACACCGCCTTTAGCCATTCTTCTCATTTTCTTGCCACCAGCGGCTCCGCCTTTAGCCATCTTTTTAACTTTACCACCAGCACGGTAGCCTTTTTTCTTCATAGCCATTTTTATCTCCTTATGACTGTGTTACTGCACCCTTTGTGCGCTTTCTACGGTTTGACATTATCACACCGCATCCCCTAGCAACAGCCGTACCAGCCACCTTTTTACCCTTGAAAGGCCGCTTAACTAACCCTCCCTTTTCAAGGTTTCTGACTTTGGCTTGTTTTGTGTTAGATACCACTGTCTTGCCTTTTGCTCCAGCTCTCTTTTTCTTTCTTGCTGTAGACGCTCTTTCAGCTTTTGAGAGGCTTCTAGCTTTTGAAGCTGGCAGGCAACGGTCTGGGTTTTTCTTGTCTTTGGATGTACCACATTTACCCTTAATGCTTCCATCAGTACCAATACGAACCCAATCTTGTTTTAACCATTTTTTGAGCTCCCCCATTACTTACCCTTTCTTTTGCCGCCTTTAGACTTTTTAGCATAATTAGGGTCTTTACAATACTTTGATGCGGCAAGGTTAGCATATGCGCTTGGATATGTGTCAAAAGTACGTTTTGCCCAAGCTTTTCCCTCTGGACATATTTTGCTACCTTTTGACTTTTTAGAAGCCGCCCCACCCTTCCTAAAATAAGTAAGGCCTTTTGGTGTTCCGCTACGTTTTTGCATTTTTTCTAGCCTTTTTTAAACTGTCTTTTCCCTTTTTAAATATACTTGCCACTTGCGTTTTCCCCATAACTTTGGCTCTTTGCTCGCCAACTGTTAATATTTGTATCTTTCTAGCAAATGGTTTGTTTATCTTTTTAACCTTAGAAACTGTGGCTCTAGCATCAGCAGGGGTAGCAAACTTTATAGATACAGTATCTTTTGGGTTTTCATCAGTGTAAAGCCTTCTCCCGCTTCCTTTTGGCTTTTTGCCTGTACCTACTTTAGGTTCTTTTCTTTTTGCCATTTAACACACCTTTTAAACTTTTTGCTTGTTTAGCATGTAGTTTAGATGCTTTTTTCAAACCTTTAATAACTTTTTTAACTTTTGCTTTCTTTTTTTTATTCATTTCTTTCTCTTCTTCTTGCCAGCACAATATGCTTTTTGACTAAACCCTTTAGGACGTTTGCAGTTTATCTTAGCCTTTCGCTTCTTGCTCCACTTTTTCTTTTGTGGGGGCTTGGAGATTTGATTTGCGAGTTGTCCACGCGATATCGTCATTTACCCTCTCCTGTAGATAAAAATCCCAAAGCTCTGCTAAAAGCTTATTATTTTGGTCAACTTTGACTGATATAACAGCGGTTTCAGTTTTTAAATCAACCACGCT